GTAGCGGAGATTGCGGACGGCAACCAGGCGCTCGGTGATGAGATCGCCGAGTTCGAGGTCGACGCGATCGGGCGAGCTCGTGCCGAGTTTCGAAAGGATGACGCTGCGAACGATCGGCCCGCCATGCAGAACGCGAATCACCTGCTCGCGCAGGCTCATGGCTCGCAGCCCTCGCAGGTTTTCCCGGGCGGCTCGGGATTTGATTTCGCATCCTCGATGCATGCGGCCGCGGCGCTCGACCTCGAGGCATAGCACGAGGCGGGAAGCGAGAGGCTCGTCGGCTGGGGCCTGCCGAGCCGCCAGGCGTTCCACTCGCCGTCCATCCGCGAGCTGTGCGCGGGCGCGATGAAGTAGCGCTTGCAGGCGAGCTGATAGCCGACGCCGATCGGGATCCATTCCTGGCCGAGCTCGTCAGTCTCGCCAGTCATGCATCCGCCTTCGGCTTCGGGCCATAGATGCGATCGAGCCGGATCTTCGCGATCTCGATGCCGAGCCGCGCGTATTCGCGCTCCGCCGCCAGATGTTTCTCCGACTTCGGATCGGTGCGCGCCATGATCGCGAAGGCCCGCTGGCTCAGAAGCTGCAGCGAATCGAACTCGCGATCGGTCGAGGTGCGCTGAACGTGCCGCGCCATGCGCCGCCCGTCCCGCTGCGCCTGCTCGACGTCGCGCTGCGACCTGGCCGTTCGAGCTTCGGAGGTCACGGCTTGCCCTCGATCGCCGTGAGGTGTTGCGAGGCGGTCCGGATCCGGCTCCTGATCCGGGCCCGCGCTATTTGCGCGCTCTTAGAATCTGTATCTGTATCTGAGTCTGGATCTGGACCCGTCACCGTGACGTCACTGTGACCGTCACACGCGGTCACGGGTTTTGGTTTCTCGGCCTGTTTACGCTGTCGCCAGTTGCGCGTGCGCTCGGCTGATGTGTCGTGCTGATACTGTCTTTTTGTCCAGCCTATGGGATTCCATACAGTATCGATGAGGTTGACTTCGTTCAGGCGGCGCTGGAGCTCGGAGAGCTCGCGAAGCCCGAGTCCGAGCTTCAAGCAGAGCTTTCGCTCGAGCATTGCAACCGGATCACCGGCGTCAAGGAGCCCCGCGCATTTGAGTGCCAGGATGGCAACGAAGTGCCATCGATCCTCGAAGGCGAGAAGGCGCAGTTTCTCATCGTCGACACAATCCGCATACATGCGGAACCACTTCATCGACTCGCCGCCTTCGCCCGCGCGATCCACTTGCTCATCGCTAGCGCGCGATCGCGCTCGTCGGCATCCGTGATCCCTTCAATGCTGCGAGCGCCGGGAGGACAGAAACTCCTGACGATGGTGTCGAGATCTTCCCGCACGAACTCGATGCCCTGGCGGAGCAGTGTTCGGATCAGCCGAGGCCGCGCGGCGTCGCGCGGATTCTTGAGCGCCCTGACAATCTCGCGATCGATCGCAGTGCGCATGCGCTTTTCAAACGCGGCGAGATCAAAGCTCGGCGCCATGCGCACCGTTATCCCCTTCCCCATGCACCCTACCCCTTCGTCACACACCGACGGCATCGCTGCCACCCATCCCGAAAGTGCGCCGGGTTCTTTAGTCGCGACCCGGTCGAAAAGCGATGCGCGGACTAACCCGAGGCCGCGCGCTTGCCGCTTCAGCTAATCGCGAGCTCCGATCGCACACACCAGCGCGTCTGATCGCGCAGCTGACCGTCGATCCATTCGACGTTATATTGCGTGCCGGATTTGCTGTGCCAGATCCCGATCACGCTTCCGGAAATTCCGAGGTGATCGATCTTTACCTGTGTCCCCAGAGTCAGTTCTTCCATTGGCTGTCCCCTTGCATTGTTGCGAGTAAACTCGGCACCCTCATCGAAGGAGGTGCGCTGTGAAACTATTCCTGCTGGTCCTCGGGGTCCTGATGTGGGCGGCCGCAGCCGCGGCCCTCGCGATAGCGAAGACTGACCTCGATATGATCGTTGCGATGACCATTGGCATTTCTGGATCGGTGCTGGTTGCCGGCGGCTGCATCGTCGTCGCGATCGAGGAGGCGGCAAGATCCAAAAGCGATGAGAGCGCGAAACACTAAGCCCTCGCCGGCGCGCCGGGCCGCCCTCGCCGCTTGGGCGGGGCGCTCAAAGTCATCAGCAGATCTGCGGTAATTACGCGATCGCGTGCCGCTGCGCGCTCAATCAGCAGCGCCCATTTTTCAGAAGGGATCCGGCGGCGTAATCGCCAGCGCAGGACGGTATCGTGCTTTTCGCCTATATCTTCGGCCAGTTCGCGCATTGACGGCCAAATTTGGAATATGTCCTGAAGCACTTGCATCGGCGCCTTTATACCCGGATAAATTATCCAGTCAAGGCGGGATATAACTTCCGGTGACTGGACAACTTATCCAATTGATGATTCCTGGCATGGCGAAACCAGGAAGAAGGCCAAGCACTCCGCGGGAATACCGCGATTTGCTCATGGCAAGGACGAAGGCCGCCCGCGAAGATGCCCGCCTCAATGTCCCCGAGATGGCTCAGGCGCTTTCAGAGGCCGTGGGCCGGACGATCTCGGCCGACACCTACCGCAAGTGGGAATCGGAGAGTCTGATTCCACATGACGTGATCCTCGCGTTCTGCGATGTCACGCGAATTCACCCCAGCCGATTTTTGGCCAAGGATGAGCAGCAAGACCCGGCGATCACGGGCGGCTTGACCGCCCTGGTGGGGAACGACGTCCTCGCGCTTCTTGAGCGGATACCGCTGTGAAGCCCGGGCAGGATAAATAATCCTTTACAGGCTGGATAAAATATCCTAGTGTCGCGCGCTATGGAACCCGGCGCGCATCCCATCGAAGAGCTCGAGGTCGACACCGTTGCGGCCCGGCTGAGCGCGCTCGCGCGTCTGCGAGCGAAGCGCCTGCGCGCGACCGAAGCGCTGGCGGAGCTGCATGAAGAGGCTCAGGCCTGCATCTCGCTCGGCCTCCAGGAGCCGGCGCAGTTCGCGCTCTCGCGCGTGCGGGCCGCTGCGTGAAGCGCGCGAAGCTCAACCGCTTCCGCCTCGAGGACTGGCAGGTCTGGGCACTCGTCGCGATCGCCATTGTGATCATGGTTGCGCCGTGAATCCCTGGCTCGCGCTCGCCGCCGTCATCATCCCCTATGCGATCTTCTGCATCGTGCTGATGTGCGCGGTCTGCGGTCGCATGAACGAGCGCCGCTGACGCCATGAGCCGCTACGACGCAATCGGCTGGCTTCTCTTCGCTGTCGTCAGCATTGCCTGGCTCGTGCACTGGTTAGGCGAAACGCTCGGCAACTGGCCCGAGCGCGAGTCGAAAGCTCCGCCACCATTCGACAGCGCCACGAAGGAGGAACTCCTCTCGTGGATGCTCTCGTGCGATGAGATCGTCGCCGAGATGCATTCCCTGCGGCAGAAGATCGCCTGGCGCATGGAGGAGCTCCGGGTCCACGTTCACCGCAAGCCGGCGCGCCCGCCGACTGTCATCCACATCACAAAGAATATTCGGTCGCGCGACGACGTCGCCTGACCTCAAGGGGTTTGCCATGAATTATCGCACCGTCTCGCTCGATCACCTGCGCCTGTCGCAGACCGCCGCGCAGATCGAGCGGCGTAAGCACCTCGACAAGGCCGGGCTCAAGGAGCTCACGGAGAGTGTGAAGACCGGCGGCGTCATCAATCCGATCCTCGTGCGCCCGCTCGAAAACGGTGGCGGGGAGACCTTCGAGATCGTCGCCGGCGAGCGGCGTTTCATTGCCGCGCGCGCCGCGGGCCTAACCGAGGTGCCCGCCCAGGTGCGGGATCTCTCCGACCAGGAGGTGATCGAGCTGCAGCTCGTCGAGAATCTGCAGCGCGAGGGGTTGCACGAGCTCGCCGAGGCCGAGGGCTACGAAGCCCTGCAGGAGAAGCACGGCTACAGCGTCGATGACCTGGTCGTGAAGGTTGGGAAGTCGAAGGCGTATGTCTATGCGCGCTTGAAGCTCCTTGAACTCTCGAAGGATTCGCGCGCCGCGTTCTATTCGGGCGAGCTCGCGGCCTCGACCGCGCTCCTCCTCGCACGGCTACACAACGCAGACGACCAGAAGCGGATGCTCAAGGTCGCACTCAAGGGGAAATGGGGGGATGGCGAGCCGATGAGCTTCCGTGAGATGAAGCGTTATATCGGCGAGGAGGTGATGCTCCAGCTGAAGCGGGCTCCCTTCGACACGATCTCGGCGGATCTCGTGCCGAAGGCGGGCCCGTGCACCACGTGTCCGAAGCGAAGCGGCAATCAGATCGGGATCTTCGAGGACGGGGAGTCGGAGGACCTCTGCACCGACTCCGCCTGCTTCCGGCTGAAGCGCGATGTCAGCATCAAGCTCAAGGTCGACGCGGCGACCGCGGCCGGCAAGACCGTACTCGCCGGCAAGGCGACGAACAAAATCTTCCAGGGAGACAGCGACCGGCCCGCCTGGGACGCGCCCTACAAGCCGCTCGATGCAGAGGAATACACCGGCAGCGGCAAGCTGCAGAAGATCCGCGCCATCATTCCGAAGGATGCGGAGCGCGTGCTCGTCCAGGCGCCGAGCGGGAACCTCATCGAGATGGTCGCGAAGAGCGTCGTCGACAAGGCGCTGCGCCGTAATCAGCCGAAGCCCGCGAAGGCGGCGCGCCCGGCGAAGCTCAAGGCACAGGCCGACGAGCAACTGGTCCTCGAGCGCGTGCTTGCCGCGCTTCAGAAGAAGCTGCCCGCGCGTCTCGGTATCCAGGAGTTCCGTCACCTGGTGCGGAGCATGCAGTCCTCGCTCGGTGGTCTACGGACGCAGCCCTTCCGATCCGAGCGGGCGATCGGGAAGTTCACGGAGAGCCAGTGCCATCACGATCTCGTGCGCATGGTCTATGCCGAGCTCCTTGACCTTGATGAGAAGGTTTTCCTCGCCGAGGCGAAGCGGCTGAAGGTCGACGTCGACGCCATCCGCAAGGAGCTCACGCCGACGCCCGCCAAGAAGGCGACAAAGAAACCCGCGAAGAAGAAGTAGCGCCGTGATCGAGAAGGCCCTTCCGCTCGTCTGTATCGGCTGTGGCTGCAGTGACGGCGATGCTTGCGTTTCGCACGGTGGCGCCGTGCGCTGCGCCTGGCTCATCGTCGGCGGGGAGATCAAGGTCTCGCGTGGCATCACGTTCCGCCCGGGGCTCTGCAGCTGTTGTCAGCGTGCGCACAGTGCCCGCTGGAACGCCGGCGACTGGACGCTCTTCCCGGAGGCATCCGATCGCGCGCGGTGCGCCCTGGCGACGACGACGCATACGAAGCTACGCGAGGTGCAGCGCTGTCGCTCCTGCAACGCCCGGATGATCTGGCTCGACACCGCGGCCGGCAAGAGCATGCCGGTCGACGCCGACAGCGTCGCGCCCGATGACGTGCTCTTCGACAAGGCGAAGCACATGAGCCACTTCGTCACCTGCCCGAACGCGAAGCTGCACCGGAGAGCCCGATGAAATACGCCATCCTTGCGCTCCTCGTCACGCTCGGCGGGTGCGCCAGCATGACGCCGCGTGAGCGCACCGTCCTGAAGATCTCCGCCGCGGTGCTGATCGCCGGAGCGATCGCCGCGCACAACGCCGATCACGGCGATCACCGGAAGGGAATCGATCCGCCAGATTGTTCGACCGGCGTTTGCCAATGAAGCGCGCGACGCGGCTCTCCAAGCCATTGCTGGGGCCGAGCTCCGGGTGGGCGGCCTGGAGAGCAACGCGCGATCGCAAACTCGCGAAGCCGCGACGAACAAGGCTGCGCAAGAACTGGTGGCCAAGCGGCTGCCCGGTAACAACGACAGGAGTAATGACCCATGAAAACACTCATTGCATTGATGCTGATCACCGGCGCCGCCCTGGCGCAGGTCGTGCTCGATCCGACCATGAGCGGGGCGTATACCCCGCGGGATTACAGCGACTACATCTGCGGGAACACTCCGCAGCCGACGGTGCTGGCGGAGCGCGAGAACGCGGACCACACCATCAGCACGATGGTGAAGGCCGTTGCCGTGTGTTCGGCTGGTGGTCGAGGTTCCGGCAATCGTTACCGGCTCACTTGCACCGTCGTCACATTCGCTTCGGATCGCTACACGATCCTGCCGTTCATCGACGCGCTCGGCGTCTCGCACCCCGGCGAGCGCGTATTCGCCGCGACATGGTTGCAGCGCACGGGAACGCCAGTCGCGTGTCCACCACTTTGATCGAAGGACGTCCCATGAAACTCACGAAGATCTCAGCTAAAGGGGCCGAGATCCCCGCGGATGCCACCGAATGGGTGGCCGTGCGCCTCGATCATGATCTCCTCGCCCGCCCGCTCTACTTCGATGTCGCCGAGCACGAGGCGCCAAACTGGAAGGCGGCGATGAAGTGGATGGAGAAGCGTGAGACGTGCGGCTGGCAGTGGCGTGCGCCGACCGTCGAAGAACTCTTTCTCCTCGCCGATCGCACGAAGTTCGATCCGTGCCTCGACGGGGCCTTCTTCCCAGAGGTGAAGAGCGACTGGTATTGGGCGTCGACACTCGACGTCTCTCCACCCTCCGGCTGCGCGTGGCTCGTCTACTTCGGCGGCGGCTATTCCGACAGGAGCGGCCGGGACGGCTTCGGTTGGTGCCGCGCGGTCCGCGCCGGTCAGTATTAGGCCTATTGGGCTTTCTCAAGGACAACATCCATGAATGCATTTCGTGACGATCTCCGCGCCCTCGTCTCCAAACACATCGCGGAGCTACCGGTCGAGCAGATCGTGACGCTGATCGATGGTTCCTCATCGAAGAGTGCGCGCGGAGTCGGCAATGCCCATGCGCTCGCGCAGCCCTACGTGAAGTTGAACGCGCTCGGCGAATCGCAGGCCGATGACTGCCCTGAGTGGGTGGCCGTGCGGGATCTGCGCACCGGGCTCGAATGGACGCGCGCGCCGGTGGGCGGCAAGAAGTACAACTGGGCCGATGCGAAGAAGGCGGCGAGCGAAGTGCGGCTCTGCGAGCGGAGCGACTGGCGCGCGCCGACGATTCAGGAACTTTTGTCACTCGTCGACTACGCCCGCGTCGATCCGGCGATCGACACTGCCTACTTCGATTGCCCTGCCGACTGGTTCTGGTCCGCGACGGAAGCGAAGAGCCCCTCCGGCGCCGCGTGGGGCGTCGACTTCGGCGGCGGCTATTCCGACAGGGGCAACCAGGACGGCGGCGGTTGGTGCCGCGCGGTCCGCGCCGGTCAGCAATGGGCTTTAGGAATCTGAGCGATGCCGCTTGAACTCCCGCCCATCGTGAAGCTGGCGGAACGCGTGACGGCACAGCTCGAGGAAGCCGTCACCCGATTTCCGAAGCGGCATAAATATTCACTCGGGATCGATGTCCGGGCAGCCGCCATGCGTGTTTATTGTTGCGCTTACCGCGCCTGGCGGGATCGATCGCAGCAATTGCGGCGGGTTCATGAACTGTCGGATGCGATCGACGAGCTGAAGCTCCGCATCCGTCTCTCGAAGCAGGTGAATGCGTTCGGCAGCTTCGGTGAGTTCGAGACGATAGTCCGAACGACAGCGGACCTCGGCAGGCAGTGCGGGGGTTGGCTCAAGCGATTGCACTCGAAAGGCCAGAACGCGCAGGCGGCATCACCGCCCGCGCAGCGTGCCTCGATACTGAGTTCCCGCGACGCCTCTCAGGAGGCCAACGCATGACGAAGCGATCCTACCCCGATGGATGGGCCGCCCGGTCGGAAGTGCGCGGGATAACGCTAGCCCCTCCGGCTACGCGTGGAACGTCAACTTCAACAACGGCAATTCCAACAGGAACAACCAGGACAACAACGGTTGGTGCCGCGCGGTCCGCGCCGGTGAGTGTCACGAGTCCTGTCAGCCTGAGAGACCTTCACATCGCCTGGCGCGAGGCCCGCCGCGGCAAGAAGCCGAGCGCCGACCAGGCGGCCTTCGATGCCGACTGGCCGGAGCACCTGATCGAGCTCGAGGCGGAGCTCAATGCCCTCACCTGGTCGCCGGCGCCGCCGACCTGCTTCATCGCGAAGGCCCCGAAGGCGCGGGAGATCCATGCACCCGCGTTCATCGATCGCGTCGTGCACCACTACCTCGTGCCGCGGCTCGAGACGATCTACGAACCGGTCTTCATCCACGACAGCTTCTCGAATCGGAAGGGCAAAGGCACGCACGCAGCCGTCGATCGCCTGCAGGAGTTCGTTCGCGAAGTCCACAGCGGGGAAGGCGGCGGCTGGTTCCTGCAGCTCGACATCAGGAACTTCTTCAACTCGATCCACCGGCCGACACTCTGGGAATTGCTGAGAGACCGGATGGAGCGTCACGGCTTTGCGCTCCCGATTCGTCACACCGTGCATGCGCTCCTGCGCCATTCGCCGCTTCATCACGGTGCGCACTACGCCTGCCGACCCGAGGAGCGCCCCCTGGTTCCCGTACATAAGCGCCTCGAGAACGCGGCGCCCGGCTGCGGGATTGCAATCGGCAATCTCTCCTCGCAGTTCTTCGCGAACGTCTATCTCGATCGCCTCGATCAGTTTGTGAAGCATCAGCTCAAGGCGAAGCGCTACGTCCGATTCGTCGACGACTTCGTGCTCGTCCACCACGATCGGGGTCAGCTCGCGACCTGGTTGGCAGAGATCGAGCACTTCCTCGCCGAGACGCTGCGGCTCGAATTGAAGCCCGACCGCAGGCTCTCACCGCTCACGGGGGGCTGTGATTTCCTCGGCTATGTCATCTTTCCGACGCATCGGCTCGTTCGTCGACGCGTCATCGCGCATTGCCGATCAAAGCTCGCCGCATGGGAGCGTCGGCACATCACCGCTGAGCGCCGTCCAACGCGAGCGGGCATCGACTCTCTGCGCTCCACCTGGTCGAGCTACCTCGGGCACTTCAAGCACTCGACCGATCGGCAAATCATCCCGCGGCTACTGGGCCGGTTCCCCTGGATGCCGAATGAGCTCGCTCGTTGAATTCCTGCAGCTGACGCGCATCGCCCGCCGGAAGTCCCGCGCCGGCGTGCGCCGCTGGCTCAAGGCCGAGGGGATCCTGTACTCTGTCGGCGCCGACGGCACGCCCTACACGACGCTCGATGCGATCAATAAAGCCCTCGGCGTCACAGAAGCCACGCTGCAACCGGACCGCTCCGCATGTTTGCCCCGCCGCCAGGCGTCACGAAAAAGCACGGCCGCTATTACCTCGTCCGGCAGAATCGCTGGATCCCGCTAACGCGGATCGATGAAGGCGAGGTCGCGCTCCTCGAGCGCTACTACGAACTCACGAACGAGAGCCCGCTCAATATGGCGGGGATCCTGATCGGATATCTCAAGGAAGCGGTGCCGGAGTTGAAGCCCGCGACGCGCCCTGACTATCGACGCATCATCGTTACGCGGCTCATCCCCTACTGTGGACACATGCCGCGGAACTCAATGAAGCCCGGCCACGTCGCGCAGTACCTCGCCGAGCGAAAGAAAGCGGGCTCGCCGATCGCCGCGAATCGCGAGCGCGCCGTGCTCTCCTCCGCCTGCGCGTTCGCCATGGGCAAGGGCTGGCTCGAATTCAATCCATGCTATGGCGTCCGGCGGAACAAGGAGAAGCCCTCCACCGTCTACGTCGAGCATCACGAGCTCGTCCCGGTGCTCGATCGCGCACCCGTGTCCATGTATCACCTGATGTCGGCGGCTTTCCTCACCGGCGCCCGCGAGACCGAGCTCATGGAGCTGAAGAAGACCGAGGTCCGGAAGGTGGGCATCGTCTTCTTCGAGACGAAGACCGGCAAGGAGCGCACCGTCGAATGGTCGCCGACGCTGCGGAAGATCATCGAGGAGGCCTGCGCACGATCGACCAACGACTATGTATTCACATCGCAGAAGGGGCTCAAGTGGTCGGAGTGGGGATTGCAGAGCGCCCTGCGACGCCTGCGGGCCGGGTTTCAGTTCCGGGCACTACGTGCAAAAGCATCATCGGACGCGAAGGAAAATATCCTTGCCCATGACAAGGGCATGCTGGCCGTATACCAGCGCCGGCGTACCGTGCGTCCCGTGAAATAGATGTCTAAGTATGGTTTTCGCCCTGTCTAATGGCTGCTAGCATTTAGCTGCCATGAAGGGATCCAACACTCCGCGTCTGCACCTGAAGCATGGGCCTATTACCACGTGGTCGACGGTCGCTGGATCTCGCTCGGGCGCGAGGAGAAGGTGGCGCTGATCGAATATCGGCGACGTGAACGAGGAAGATCGGAGCGGTTGCTCCTGGTCGCGGACGGCGACTATGCGAAACTCTTCAGCCGGTCGATGAGGAATGCCGAAGTGCGCGAAGTACCGTTTTTATTGCGGCGCCCGGAGTTCGACGAGCTGGTGGCTGAGGCCCATGGGAAATGTCAGCTGACTGGCATCCGCTTCGATACCTCGCGGATTGAGGGCGCCAGGCGCCGGCCGTTCGCGCCGAGCCTGGATCGCATTAGAGCCGGCGGAGCCTACGAGAGGGGAAACGTCCGGCTGATCTGCTGCGCCGTCAATACGGCCCTCAGCGACTGGGGAACGGCCGTTCTGGAGCGGGTCGCCACTTCCTACTACTGGCATCACCGAAGACGTCTAAGACGGGTGGCAAAGACCTAGACCTTTGGTGCTCTGCGAAAACTGTAACTGATTGATTTAGATGGGACGGCCGGGAATCGAACCCGGGACCAACGGATTAAAAGGCCCCTGCCCTCATGGAATGTTCCACGTGAAACAAGGACTTAGCCGGTCAGGTGTCTAGGCCGCGCCTGGCGGCATGCTTATCTATGTTGGCTAGACGGGGATCGAAGAGACGGGGGAGCTATTTCGCGGGCGCCTTTACGCGCGAGCGCACCCATGCGGCGAGCTCGGCCTGGCGCGCAGCGCAGGCGGAGGCTTCGGCCTTCTGCCGCTCATGGCAGGCGTGGATCAGGAGCGCCTGGCTCTCCGGGTCGCGCGTCTCGAAGTCATCGGGCAGGAGGCAGGGGCTCACGGGGCACGGGGCCGTCAGGGCCGTGGACGGCTCCTGTACCTGCTCCTCCGGGCACAGTCTCGATCTGATTCCAACGCAGCCGGAAAGACTCAGCGAGATGAGCGCAGCCGTTAGGATCGACGACGACGTTCGGAAGCCCTGCGAATTTCGTCTGCACATTGGCGATGCCTCGGTTGACGTTGTCGAGTAGCGTCTGCGTCGTCGCGCGCGCGGCGTTGTCCTTCGCCGTTAGATCGGCCGCATGATCGAGCCCGGCCTGCAGCGCCGAGCGATCGGCCTCGAGCTGCTTCACCTCGTAGGCGTGCGCGAGATCGAGGCGCCCCCATCCATAGGCGCCCGCGCAGGTGAGAAGCCAGACGCCCGCGATGATGCCGTAGATCTCGAGCTTGTTCATGGCACGGGATCGTGCTGGTCATCGCGCTCGGGCGGGTCGAGCGACCAGATCGAATTGATCCAGGGCACGTAGCGCGAGAGGATCTTCGAGAGCCACACCATCACGAAGGGGCTCGGGATCGCGACGCAGGTTGAGACGATCCATCGCATCTTGCCGCCATCCGCCGGATCCATCACGCCCCACATGAGCGCGGCGAGCACGATCGACCCCGCGATCGCGACGAGCACCGTCGCGCCCTTGCGGTGCCGGCGGGACCATTCCTCGGGGATCGCGAAGAGCTCGGCGAGCACCGAGAGCGCCGTACCGCCGAGGATGCCGACGAGGAGGGAGAGGAGATCCGGCCAGGCCGCGCCGAGGTTCAGGATCCAGTTCACGGTGCTTTCCATCACGCCTCCAAGCCCGGCAGGTAGACGGTCATGCCGGTGATGTGTTTCGCGGTGAGAAGTTCGCCCCGCGGGGATTCGCCCGAGCGCGCCACCTGGATGTGCACCCAGGCGCCGAACTCGAGGATGAGCTTGTCGAAGACGACGCCGGCGTCGCGGATCGCGATCGCGAGCGTCATCGGCGTCATGCCGTCGACATTGATGTCGGCGGCGCGCGCTTCCATATGAGCGGACTTCGTCGCGCCGCCCGCGAGCGCATTGACCGCGCCCGATCGGTAGCCGCTCGAGATCCGGATCGCGCCGACGTGCCGGCGGACGTCCTCGAGGAGTTCGGCCGTCCGCTGCAGGTTCGGCAGGAGCACATCCGGCACGGTGTTGTCGAAACCGTTCCGGGCCGCGAGCTCCGAGCGCTCGAATTCCGCGCGGCTGAAATGCGGGGTGAGCTGCATCAGAGTCTCCCTCGATTGACGAGATCCGCAACCGCACGCGGCAGATCCCGAAGCTCCTCGCGCATCTCATCGCGGAGCGTTTCAAAGTCTCCCTTGACCTCGAGGCGCAAGTCCTCGAGCGAAGAGCGCCATTCGCGATCGCGCTGCGCGCGGATCTCCGCGAGATCCTTGTGCGAGACATAGAGTGGGTGACGGTGCCGGATCATTCGCTCGGTCACCCAGGCGACCCATCCGGCTGCAATGGCAAGGAGTGCCGGCAGCCACCCATCGGGGAGCTGCGTCGGCTCCGTCATCAACCACGCTCCCAGACGATCACCTCGGGCAGCACGAACTCCTCGCCGAGGTTCTTGCTCTCGGCGTGGCCGGCGTCCAGCTGATCGTTCGAACAATGCCAGAGCGTCAAGCGGAGCGAGCTTGCGTGCCACGAGGCGCCGAGATGCGGGCAGGCATTGAACCAGAGCGGCGTGCGGCGATCGCATTTGATATCGCCGTTGAATTGGCAGGTCGCGTTCTCCTTGAACATCGCGCCGATGCCAAGCTCGGGCTGCACGTTGTGCCCGTCCCTGAAGTCCCAGTAGCGCGACATGACGAAGCCAACGTAGGCCTTGAGATCGAGACCGCCGTATTGCGGATAGATCGTCTGCGCGCCGACATAGAGGACGCGCCCTTCCCAGTGCTCGCTCCTGGCGGCGACGCTCACGATGCCGCCGGTGAAGCCCTCGCTCGCGCGAAAGGACTTGCCGATGCCGATGCTGAGCTCGTTCACCGAGGCGCAGGCGGAGAGGGCGAGCAGCGCGAGCGCTGCCTGCGCGAGAGGAAATCGCATGGAGTTTGCTTCCTTATAGCTACGGCGAACCGAACGCATTCAACGTGATCGTCACGCTCGCAAGGGTCGGCCCGCCGACGTGTCGGAGTTCAAGCGTGAAGGTGTCCGTGTCGTCGGCATTGGTCGATGTATTGACCCAGTCGCGGTCGGAGGTGCATGCGATCCAGGTGCCCGATGCCGCCGGCGTCGTATTCGGATCATTACCCTGCGTGACCCAGCGGACCTCATAGTTCGCCGCCTGGGCATTCGGCAGCACCCAGTCGTAGAGCTTGGTCGAGCCCCCGTGCGCCTGGATGCGATAGATGCCGCCGTCGCTGTCGACCCGATACGTGATCGTCGCCGTGCCACCGACGACGACGTCAGTGATCCCCTGCGCATCGAGCCGGACGGTGTCGCCCGAGCCGCCGACGTAGCTATCGGCCTCAGTGCCCCAAAGGCTCACGTATCGTCCGCGGCGTTCTGCGTGAAGAAGAGCCGGATGCCGATGAGCCGCGCGTCCGTCGTCAGCGTATCGGAGCCGTCGGCCGGGTTGCGCTTGATGCGGAAGAACACGAGATCGCCCGTCGCCGGCGTGCCCGCGATCGTGATCGCCGCGCTCGTCGGCCCGACGTGCACATCGCCCGCCGTGAGCGCGGTGTCGGTCGAGGTCTGCTCGGTGCCATAGGCCGTGTCGATCGCGTCGTCGTCCGAGCACGCGAGCGCCTGCAGCGCCCAGACGACCCCGCCCGAGCCCGACGCGAACGTCCAGATCGGCTGAAACTTGACGGTGCCGTTATTGAAGCTCTTCGGGAACGGGATCGTGAAGCCCGCGAACTCCTGCGTCGACGTGTCGAAATCCAAGGTCCGATAGAGCACCTTGTTCGTCGTCGTCTCGATGACACCGCCGGCGGCACCGTTCGTCGTCGCCGGCTGCATCGCCGCGGCGAGCACGGGGATCGTGACGAGGCCTTGCTTCATCGCGCCGAGGGCCGCGAGCTCGGTCACCGTAAAAGCGATGTACTTGACCTCGCCGTTCACCGAGTTGTGGACGGCGAGGAGCGAAGTGAGCGCCATCAGGCAATACTCGGCCAATAGAGATCGACGGGCACGTCGACGGTCGCCGTCGCGCTCAGGGAATCCGTGATCGTGCAGCGCGCCGTGCCGGTCTTGTGCGTGCCGTTAAAAGCATTCGTTCCATCGAACGTCGTCGTCGCCGACGTCGCCGAGTTGATCGTGATCCCGGAACCGCCGGAGAGCCACGTCCAGGCATAGGTATAGCCCGGCGTGCCACCCGTTGCCGTGAC